TTGATAAGCGAGCAATTCGCTACAAACAGTACACGAAAGATATGATAGTTAATTTCTTCAATCCTGAGTTTAAGGAGTGGAACTATTGGCTTCATTACTATAGCTTTAAATCAATCTCACCATTTTACAATAAAATTGTAATCGGCGGATAAACTTAAGGGGGTATATTCGCCCCCTTTATTTTTTATAATAAGGGGAATAAATGGATTTTAACACAATAGAAACATCTTTTAAAGAGAAGATAAAGCAAAGGGTCGTTTTCCATAGAAATAGGTTTTATAAACTTATATATAACCGTTACGCTGAAATTTTACCACTTACAATATCTTATGAAAATATTGATAAACGTTTCAAGGTTGATTTAATTCAACTAGAAAGCATGTTAAGACATAACTATAATGTTGCTATTGGTGAAGATGTGACAGGTGATATTGTAATTCTGGGATATGTAAATTTAAGTAATAAAAATAATTTTGATTATAATTATTTACCTAAGACATATACTAAAAAAGATATTAATTTTTTAATAAATGAAGCGTATATTTTACCAGAATATAATCAACTTAATCAATATAATAAAAATGGTAATTTTATTGTTATCCAAAACAAGGTATATAATTATATTAATGATTATGAAATTATAGAACATTATGCAGAAGAAATTGCTGAAATTTCTTTATCACGCTTTAGTCTTATTTTACAAGCAAAAGTCATGACTTTTTTTAGGGGTGATTTAAACGGTGACGATTTAGAAGATGTAATAGATGACCTATTCAATGGTGCACCAGCTATTAAAACATCTGTACAATTTGATGTAAACGAAAATATTATTCGTTTTGATAACGGAAATATTACATCAACATTAACAGAATTGAAAAGAGAATTTCAAAACAAGTTATCTGAACTTAATTCTATGCTTGGTCTTTCATCTCTTGGTGTTGATAAAGAAAGTGGTGTTTCAGATGAAGAAGCACAATCAAACGCTTCTTTCAAGAAATCTAATGAGAATATCTATTTGTTTGCTAGAAATAATGCTCTTAAATTTCTTAATAAAAGATATGAAATGGATATACACGCTGAATTTTCTGAAAACATGTTAAAAGAACTTTCAAGCCTTGAAAAATTGGAGATGTTAAGTAAATGACAGTAAAACTATATAGTATTTTAACAAGTTTGATTGATAATTCAGACATTGAAACGAATTTTACTAATAAATTTAATCAACTTTATCACAACAACCCAAACTACAATATTAGTAGAATGATAAGTAACTACGAAGAAGATGATAATGAACTAACTTATTTAGTACAATATTATTTAACTTATGGCTTACATTTTTTAGGTGACAATAGAAAACGTTTTGAAAAAGAAATGCTAAGTAAATTTTACAATCGTAAAATAAAAGTGCAAACTATTGACTTATGGAATAATTTATTAGTAGGGTTTGTAAGTGAACATCAAGATATTATTAAAAATATGTATGATATTGATGATTGGTTAAAAGGTAAAAGTAATACTAAAACTACAAGTGATAGTCAAGGTGAAAATCGGACAAATAATATTAATAGTTCACAACCTCAAACACAAACAAATGTAACTCTAAATCAAGATAGTATTGATTATGCTGATGATTTATCTATTAATAAAGGTAAAACCAGTAATAGTAATGTTTCAACTTATCAATCAGAAAATCACGATTTAAAAACTTTAATTGATTATCAGAAAATTACTAATGAATTTTGGAAAAAGCTAGATTTAGCTTTATTTTCACAAGTGGGGTAAATATAAATGGAAGAAAGAAATCAAGATAATTTTAATCAAATGGAAAGTCACACAAAATATCCTTGGTCGACTAATTGGTCTTTAGAAAACCATTATCAGCCATGGTATGATGATAGACGAGATTACAATACAAATGCACCATCTTACTATGACTATTTAGCAAACACTAATCGTTATTTAGACAAACTAACATGGCTAACTAATCGTGTGGCACGTCGTAATATTAACGTACAATCAACAAATGCAATCCGTTACACTAAAGAATTTGATTGGATTGACGAGGGAAAAGAGCGTGGAAATAACTGGCATGATGTAATCAATCTTAAATGCGAATTAGTACTTTCAAAATTAGTCAAAAGATTGCAATATCAACAACTTAACGGACAATACAAGGATTTGGAAGGCCCTAACTCTTTAGTAATTGAAAATGATGGTCTTTATAATCCAGATGTCACTAACTATCTTTTGGAACTAAATAAAGATTTGAGAGGACTTAATCAAAAACTAGAAACCTTAAAAGCTGACATCTTGCGTGAAGTTGACCAACGAAACAACGCAATGACAGAGAAGATGAAAGAATTTGAGCGGAATATTAATGAAAAAATTGGTGGTATTCAAGGGCAACAAAACCAAGGTATGACGCAAGAACAAATTAATGACCTTGCAAAAGCTTTGGCGGATAGCACATCAGCACTTAATAAATTAACTAAGAATGAGCAATCATTACAAGCTATGTTAAATAGTGTGTTTGAAAGTGGAGGTATTACTAATAATGAGATTGGAACTACTACATTTAAAGAAAATGTAAATCTTGTAACTGGTAATATTAATGTTTATACTAGCGAGGGCAAAGTTAATTATTTAGCTAGCCATTCAACGACTACAGATAAACAAAATGATTTAATGGTAAAATAAGGAGTTAATTTATGAGATTGTCTCTTAAAGATTATTTATTTTCTGAAAATACAAGTGATGGACAAGTAAATAAAGCTTATTTTAATTACAGATATAATAATTTATTTCTTTCTACAAATTATTTTAAATCAAAAACTTTTGAAAATGATAAAACAAATAATTATTTCAGAGGTTTTACAAAAGAATATTTAGATAGAAATATACAAAATGTTATTGTCAAAGTTGAAAGTAATTATTTAATTTCACAAAAAAATGAAGATGGTATTATCACTTTAGAATTTGAAAATGTAGATGGGTTAGGAAAACGTGTAAATACTTATAGAGTAGAAATTTTATTTTCCATTTTTAAATATTATAATACAGATGAAAAATATACTGCTTCATTAGAATGGATAAATATTAACTCTGATAAACCAAATAAAGATATAAAATATGAAGTAAATATATTAAATTTTGGTGATTTTACAGATTTAACGGAATATAATTTAGAAGAAGAAATAAATTATAGTACAGAAGAAATGTATAAAAAATATCCAGAAAATTATTCTTATGATGCACATTATGATAACACTATACCAAAAATTTCTTTTGAAAATAATATTTTTCTCTATAAAACTGGTATAGTAAATGAACGTTTTTATAAAATAGGTACTAATGTACCTTTTATAACAATTAAGGCAATAGGGGCTTTAGCAACTGATACTGTAAAAATTTATCTTAAAGATATTACAGATTTTAAAAAATATTATCGCCAAGGTTGTTTGTTTGACAATGAAACATTTAAAGGTGTTAATAAACTTAGTAAAAAGTTATATGTGGGAACAAATGAAGTACCAGAAGATGAAATAAATAACTCTGAAAAAGTTGATACTGGACATGTTAGACTTTTTAAGGAAACGAATTATAAACAAGCAAAATATATAGAAAGTGATAATACATGAATTTAACTAAATTTGTTTTTTATGAAAATACAGAATTAGTAAATATTCAGAATACAATCCATTTTGAAGATAATCAAATAAGAAATGATTTTTTTAATCGTTACAATAAACTTGAATTTGAAAGTCTTTTCAATTTTCGTAGGGATAGGGGCTTATTAAAAGTTCCTAAACTCTATGAGGACTTGTTAAAATATAATTATGGATATTTTACTAATCAAAAAGAAAATAGACGATATTACTTTTTTATTACAGATTATGAATATCTTAATGATAATACTACACTTGTAACTATTATGCCAGATTTTGTAATGACTTTTTGTCAAGGTAAAAGATTAAATGAAATCGGACAAGTTGAAATTATTAGACAACATGTTACACAAAATAGGTATAACGATTTAGAACAGTATTTAAGAAATACAGATGATACTTTACAAGTAAAATCATTAAAGTATATTAAACATCTATCAATACCAATGCTTGAAAGTTATATCTTACTAACAACAAGTGTAGACCTTGAAGCAGATTTTGGTACAGAAAAAAAACCTGTTCTACGTTCTTCAACTGGTGGGGTATTTGACGGTATGAAATCAATGTTAAATGCATATATTATTCCATCTGAAAAATGGGATAGTTTTCTAACTCATTTATCTTCTTTTCCTTGGATTGCCCAGAATATAAAAGAAGCTTGTCAGATACCATCTTTATTGGTTAATTTAGAAGAGCAGAAAAAAGTTAAATTTAAAGATAGTGAAGTAGAATTTTATAAACTAAAAAAAGGTGGTAAATCAAAAGAAATTGATTTAGGTAAAATAAATATTGAAAAAGATGCATTGTTAAACATGTTAGGAATTGACAATATGCCACATCTTTTGACAAATGGGTATTTTACATTTGAGTTAACAGATTTTAGCGGAAATATTGTCCCACTCGAACCATCTAAATTATATCAAGGGTTGAAGTTTAGAGCGGTTGCTACAATTGGATATAATAATTTACTTAAAATTTATCCTATTGGTTATAATAATGAATTAGGTGATAAAAAAGGTACTTATTTAAATGTAAATCTATCATTTATAGAATTTAATAAAATGAGTACAATAATAGACACAACAAAATTAGAATGGGCTAAAGGGGCTTATAACCGTGAATTAGATAATAGCAAAACTATTTCTGGAAGAGCGTCTAAAATTATGGATGTAAATAGTTCTGTTCAAGATAAGTTCTTTAATGCTATGAGTGTTTTTTCAACTTTTAAAGGTGGTATAGGTTCTGTAGCTGGAGCATTTAGTGATGAATACGATTACTACCGCAAGCAAAAAGCAGACAAACAAACCCTTGCTTTAAACGCTAATCAAGTTAATGATGGAAATTATCCTAATAGTTTACTATTAAAAGATAGTACATACGGTATCCATCTATTAATTTCTGCCCCACATAAATTTGAACTAGACAAATTAAAACAATATTATAATTTATATGGTTTTGATTTTGATGAAAAACTGGAACAACTAGAGCCAGTAAATAGTATGAATAATGTAAACTATGTCCAATTTAAGGGAAACTGGTATTTAAACGAAGCAGACCCTCAAATAAATATAGTACTTAAATCAATTTTTGAAAATGGTGTAAAATTTTGGCATTATGATGGTACACAAAATAAACAAATTAATAGACCTATTTTAGTAAATAATTGGAGAGGTTAATATTATGAGTAAAAAATATAAGACAGAGGAATATATTAAATTCCTTAGTCAACCTTTTAAAAATAATTTTGGTATTAAAAAAGATGATATAGCAAATTGGTTTATGGCTCAAAATGGCGCACAACCAGTTATTAGGTCTTATGGTGTTACTAAAAAAAATCTATTAGATACTTATATACCTAAATTAGAGGAACTTTTAGGAGGATATACTTTTTTTCTAGCCTATACAGTAACTGAAAGTGGTGGTGCTGGCAACTGGATAAATCATTATGCTAGAGATACAGGGTCAAATGGTTTGGAATGTTTAATACATGATTGTGAGTACCTCATAAAAATAAATAAAGAACATCACCCAGTAAGTCTATCAGCACCAGAAGTTTTTGCTCCAGCTGAAGAAGATGAACCAGGAAAATGTCAAGCAGTATATGATAATTTAGGTGTAAATACTATAGGTAAAGTATTTATGCCATCAACTATGGCGGGTAATGCTTGGGTTTTTGCTACAAATTGGTGTAACCAAAATAGAGGAGGTGTTCCTTATGTTTATTTTGGTAATCCTTATGATACCATTATAGATATGATAAAAAACATGGGTGGTGACCCATTCGCTGGAGTAGACCAAAAATCAGGAAAATCTCTAGCACCATCTAAAGAACCAAGTAGAAACACATCTAAAGGTGAATTTTATAGTTTACTATTACAACTAATAGAAAAATTGAAAGAGGGGATAGAAGATATTTTTGACGGTGATTTACATGATGTAACTAACAATCGTGATATTTTTACAAACCATATTATTAAAGTAGAAAGTAACCTTAACAATCTACATGCTAGTTTAGATTTAGAATATCTTGATAGTATTTTTAAACCATTAATTGATGGTATTAATTCAGCTAATGATTTAAAAAATAAGGCAACTGATTGGAATAGTAAGCCTAGAAAAAGGCAAGCTAAAAATGATAATTTGAAAACCAATCAAAAAACTAATATTCAAGAAAAAGTAAATGCTATTAGAAATTTACAAGGTCGATATATAGGTGACGGTCAATGTTATGCTTTAGTAAGTTATTATAGTAGTAGCATTTCAAATGGTTATCATATATCCTATAGTTTAGGTAATCCTCCAGCTGGGTTTGCTATTGGCGATACTTTAAGAGCTTCTAATATTGGTAGTGGCTGGAATTGGGGGGCTATTGGGTGGACTGTTAAAGAGGGTAAAAAAGAAAATATTAAAGTAGGTGATATTTTTAATGTTGCAAGTTATGCGGGTGGTATATGGCAAACTGGCGAATATGGTCATACTGGTGTCATTACTGGTTATGATGGTAGTAATGTTGAGGTTACAGACCAAAACTATTTGGGTTATCCAGTAAGTGTACGGTCTTATCCTGTAGAACAATTTATAAGTGGTATCACCAGTTTAATTTCACCACCATAGGAAGGTATAAATGTTTAAACTTAAAAAAGACTTTAAAAAATGGGTTGAAAAATATAGAAAGAAATATATACCTAAAGACTATAATCAATTATTATGGTTAGATGAATTAACCAAAGATACAATAGATGTTTATTTGAGTATTACTAACCGTGGTGATGGTAAATCATTTAATACAATAGGAGCTTGCCTTAAAATGGGTTATGATTTGGATTTAAAACCTATCTTTATAGTGAGACATTGGGAATTACAAACATTGTTTCGTAATCTGATTGATAATGTAGTTGAAACTTTGGGATTTTGGGAAGTTGAAAATCTATGGTATGTAAACCAACAAGATTATATAATTATAGGATACGAAGATAAAGAAATCGGATTGATTGCTGATATTAATAACGCAAGTGACCTTAAATTTTCAAGCTTTAAATTGAAAGAATTTCCTTTAATGGTATATGATGAATTTCTAGCCCTTGATGATGATTATGTGCCAAATGAGTTGCAAAAGATAAAGACTATTTATCAATCTATAGATAGGGTTAAACCTAAAGACAGACCATTTGGTATAAAACCTAAAATGATTTTACTTGCTAATCCAATTAATTTTAACTCTCCGGTTTTAGAATGGCTTGATTTTTATAGTTTAATTGAAAAACATAAAATGAATACTA